TTGAATCATAGCATTCTTGATCTCATCACGGATCTGTTCGGCTTCTTCTTTAGTCAACGAGGGCTTGCCCTTGCCGTCTTTGGTCTTGTCGCCCTCACTGCCAGCACCTTCTTCTTCTTTGATGTGCTCGTCTAAGAGATCGCCCAGTTGCTTGAGCAGGTCCTCCATGGGGATCTTCTCTGCCTTTTCGAAGAGCTCGTCATAGATCTCTTCCCAGGCCAACCCGCGATACTTGGCGTCATAGCAGATCTTGACTTCGGTGATCTTCTCACCAATGCGTTCATCTACGAGGATCTGGTTGACAGCGTAGTCCTGTGCGATGTTCGCCAGCATGGGTATGCGTGAACCCAATCGACCAAAGTGATCAAACACGGCATGACAGATCTCATGTGCGAACAGGAACTCCAGTTTCTTAACAGAAAGTTTCTCTACGAACTTCTTGTTATACATGAAGTCACGACCGTTGGTTGCGGCAGTAGGGCACCAGTCTGAAGCATCAATCAACTTCATACGAGTTGCCATGTTGCCGAAGAACGGCGCTTTGAGTAGTAGACCTACTCTAGCAGTTGTCAGTTTCTCTATGATTGGATCATTCATTGCGTCGCTCTCCTAAGTATGTGTATATTGTAGCATCTATTCGCACACCTGTCAACCAAAAAAGGTGGGCTACGAACCCTGAGGAGCCCGTAGCCCGGCCATGGGCGAGGTCTTAGTTCTCCATGGCACTCAAAACATACTTACCAAAACGCTTGTGGAATTCATCGAAGGATTTCATCTTTGTAGCGTCCAGGGGCAAGTCGTAGTTGGTAAGTGCAGTCTTAGCACCCATCACAACCAGCTCTGTGGGGAAATTGTCCATCATGTAGCGGAAGAAGCAGTCTGCGTTGTCGTCCCAGCCCTTGCTCTTCTTCTCTGCACGGTCCTTGAGCTCATAGCACAATGACACCGTCAATGAATACATCGCTGACACTTCTTTGATCTGGAGGTCCTTGACCTTGCCGTCGAGGATGTCACCAGCCTTGGGCAGTTTGCCTGCGATCTTGCGGTGAGCCATAAACTTGGAAGCCAAGCCGTCGCCGATAGCACCTGCGATCAGGGCTGTAAGGGTATCGTTGTCGCAGTCATCGTCTGACAGGAGATCGCTGACGAACACCCACGAGCGTGGAGTCGCAAACGCCTTAGAGGAACTCTTGGGATCGAAGTCATAGAGGTCCTGCTTGGCAAAACCCACATAACCCACGACCTCTGGATGCACCTTGTTAAGGGTAGCCCAGTCTTGGAAGTCATCAAAATCCACTTTCATTTCCAAGTGGATGAAACGGTTAGCCAGGGGAGCAGGCATACGGTATGTGACACCACGGTCACCTTCACGGTTACCCGCCGCCACGACATCCACGCCCTTGGGCAAATGGTATGTGCCAACTCGGCGGTTAAGGATCAACTGATAGGCCGCGGCCTGGACAGCCGGAGGAGCAGAGTTCAACTCATCCAAGAAGATGATGGCCTTAGACTCTGGGTCTGTGGGCAGTTCTGCAGGAGGAGCCCAAACCATCTTGCCCTGCTCAGCATTGTAGTAGGGGATGCCCTTGATGTCTGTGGGTTCCCAGAGGGCTAGTCGAACGTCAATGACTTCGCGACCAGCGTCATCACCGATCTGCTTGACGAGATCTGATTTGCCAATGCCTGGAGGACCCCAGAGGAATGTTGGACGACGCATCTTGATTGCGTGTCGGATCGCCTTCTTGGCACCCTTAGGGCCAACTTGACGGACGGATACATCTTGTGCTTTTGCCATTTTAAGACCTCGCTAGTTAGAACAGTTAAAACAATTAATCTCTCAGTGTCATAAGTATAACACCAATTTACCCATTTGTCAACCAAGGACTTTCACATAGTTTAGAGCTGTTGTTTTATCGCCACGCTGGCTCTTGATCTTGGCCTTGATATTGACTGCGCCTTCAAGAGCGGACCCGAACCAAAAGTCCACGAAGCTCTCGCCCATGCGACCCCGGATCTTGTATCTGTTGTAGTCAGGATTGAAACGGGCGTTGATCACTGTGACTTCGCCCTGGATCCTATCCCCTTCAGCTCCTTGGAGCTGTTCCGAGGTATAGATCTCGCGTTTGAGTTCCGCGTTCGCAGCATCACGCACAGCCACTGAAGGCAAGCATGAAATCACAGCGAAATCATACATGTCGCGGCCTGTGAACTCTTCCTTGGCTGCCAGCTTCATCGCAGTCTCTTGGAAATCATTGAGTCTGCCAGCTATGGCCAGTAGAGTGTAAGATTTGAAATGGTTGCGAGCACGGATCCCTTCCGCTGTATCTGCAGCAGTGATCTGGGAGTAGTCTTGATCACGTAACCACGCCTTGACCATGACCTTGTTGGCATCGCTGACCTTACGAGCCTGGTCGTTGACGTTTTCCCATTTATCTTCTTTGAAGTAGCCACCGTTGATACGCTGCGCAGCAGCAGCACAGGCCCAAACTTGTTCAGCAGTGAATTTCATAGTCGCTCCTTGCTTGTTCATGTGTGTATTATAACACTATGTATCCAAACTGTCAACCTCTTTTTGGGAGTGCCGGCCAAAAGAAAAGGTGTTGTATTTCTACAACACCCCAAAGAACTGCCCCGGGAGCGAATCGGTATAGTTGCTTTGAAACCCTAATTAAAGAGTGATGCCCATTGCTTGAGCTTTGTAGCCCAGTGCAACGATCTCACGGCTTGGCTTGCCCATCACGTACTCAGTGACGGTCACGCCGTTGCCAGCTGTACGGCTGTTTGAATAAACAGCATAGCCACTCTGCTTGATGCGGCTGACTTCTGCTGACAGGTTGCCTACACCCATTTTACGAGCTTGAGCTGCTGTAAGAGCTGCACCGTTGTAGAGTGCTGTGAAGACTTTGAAAGTCTTGGTTTCTGGATTGAATCTCTTCATTTTTAAGTTTCCTTTGTTAACAGCTGATTATCTGTTCTTCAGCATTAGTTAATATTACAGGATTGTTATCGCAGATGCAACCTCAATCCTTCCGTTTTATCGTGACATTTGCCCGAAGGAAGGTGCCCAGGATCACTACTGCACACCATGTCCAAAACGTAAACTCAATGGCCAGCAGGGGGAACATGGTGTTCAAGGCCCATATCACCAGCCATGGCCCAATGGCCAACAAGACCACGATCAGCACTATGGCCAACACTATCTTTATCATACTGTCAAACATTGTCAATCTCCTCTATTTCCTGCTGGCGTTTCAGATCAGCAATTTCTTGGTCCACAGCCTTCTCACGCTTCTTGCCGTTGACTGCTGTGCCCTTCTTGTAGACCACGTAGTAGTGCTCGTGGCAGTAGCTCTTGCCTGCAATGGTCTCAGCACCACAGAAGGGCGTGGGCCCTCTGTGTCTGTGAGGGTCGTATTCCGAACCCAGATATTGGCACCCTGACATCAATGGGTACCCCGCATCACTGTGACTTCTGCCATGCTCTTCCAATTGGTAGGAAAGCTCTTGCGCAGATCGGATACTTTCAGCACCGTGCGCAGGCTCAGCTCACGCATACGGCCACGGTTCTCTACGATGAAGTCTACTACTTCGTCGCGAACCACAGGCTCAAACTCGTAGCTGTCTAACATGCCATCTTCTACGATCTGCTTGATACGCAAGACCTTTTCACGGTCTGTGTCCATCTGCAGATCCACGTAGTGACAGCGTGACTCTAGTGCCGCCAAGTGATCCTGTAGCTTCTTAGAGCGTACATTCTCAAACTTGATGTTGGTGATAAAGATAGCACCTGCCTTGAACTCAAAGCTGTCAGGCACCCCCTCTGAACGCAACATACGGCTGTCAGTGTTCCAGCTGATGGTACGCTTCTTGCTGGAATCCAAAGCGGCCTTGAGAATGTTCAAGCTCAAGTCGTCCAACAACACTGAGTCGCAGTCATCAAACACGATGACATTGCCCTTTTCACTGTAGTGGTAGAGCTTAGAGTAAAGTCCAATGGCACTCATGGCACCTTTCACGATCTCGTACTTGGGACGCTTGTTGCCCAGCGTGTTGAATAGATCCTGCTTGCTGAGCACCTCTTCAACTCCAAACGATTTGCCCACACCCGGAGGGCCTGTTACGATCATGGCACGAACAGTACCTTCTTTGACTGCCTGCGTCATGTCCTGCAGTACTTGGAAGCGATTGCGCAGACGCTCTACAATTGCTTCGTCTGACTGGTGCGCAACCACGGCATCAGGCACTTTGATCTGTGTGAAGTCCGTGACTTCTGCGGAGTTCTTGGTGGGCTTCTTGAGTGCTTTCAGCATGCTGATTCCTTGTGGTACAGTGGCAGAGTTCTCCAGGGTGTAGTCACCCTGACGGCATTTGATGCGTATGTTACGATCAGGGAAACCGGGCTGGGTACCGCCTTCTACAGTGATGTAGCCTTCGCCTGTGACTGCAACCTTGTAGTCTTCTACCAGTCGGAAGGTCATGCCCGCAACATTGGTGGGGTGACCCTTGATATTGTACCAACCTTCTGTGAATGTGATATTCATGTTTCGCTCCATGTGTGTGTTTAACATAGTGTCTATTATATGATCATTTGGCGTAGCTGTCAACCCCAAACAGCTATAACCCTACGTACCCTAGGGTCATTCATCTTCTGCTATCAGTTGCTCAATGGTGGTAGCTGCTAGAGCATCTGCGAGGGGCACTAGACCGCCTTTGCGCAGGCCTGTGGCGTCGTAGACTGAACCTGCGTACCAAACACCGTCCCGCATCACGTAGTAGTACTCGCAGCCTGAGCCTTCAACCTGATCGAGGAACTCTTCGAATGTGTGAGCGACCATCCACTCCGCACGTTCATCCCCCTGTGCTGCATAGAAGTTCATCTCAGCTAGGGTCTCTTTGACGCCCGAATTGTCCCCACGTGCTACCAAAGCATTGGCCCTGCTGCTGTCGTAGTGCTTGTTGAGGATCTCGCCTGTGTATGAGAGATAGCCATCATAGTGACAGTATACGCTTTTGCACGTTGTGCCATGCATGACACCCACTCTTGATCGTGTGCCCATTATGCAATCTCCGCGTCGTATTCGTAGAACTTGACCTCAGGGTCATACTTTTTCAGCTGTTTGGCCGCTGTCATCAACTCTCGATAACGGCGCTGGACCTCTGCTCTGGGCAGTTCTCCATCACAGGTAAGGTTCTCTGGGCTTAGTGCAGAGTCAATCATGTCTGCTACAGCCTGACGGTCTGCGGCACTATTAAGACTGTACTGGGGACCCTTGAAGAAACTGTTCCAGTGATTCTTGTCTTTTAAAAACTTCTCTAATGTCTTCATCGTTCGCTCCTTTGTTAACATGTGTGTATTATAGCACCAAAACAGCAGCCTGTCAACCCCTAGGCTGGTTCAAACAATTTTTGGAATTCTGCTCGAACCCTAAAGTAGGCCCTAAGCTCTGCTAGCGTGAACTCTTCAGAGTTTGCATCAATGTACATCATGGTCTCCAGCATGCCTGTATTCAAACGGGCCTTGATGCCTTCGATAACGTTGAGGTCTTCTTTAATCATATCGCTCCTTTGTTGTCTATGTGTCTATTATACTACCAAACGGCAGCCTTGTCAATCAGTCCCCACGAACATCCGTATTCAGTGTAGGGTTAATTGCGCGACGTAGAGCCACTTCACGCTTGTGGGCCGCGGCCTTGCCTCGCAGTGTTTCGTGAACTAGTACTTCGATCTCGCTCTTGTCGCTGAGTTCACGCAGGGCCCGGCACAACAGCCAGTCCTTGTTCTCTTTCTTGGCGCGATAGAAGTGCTTGGCCGCACGAGCCAACACGCTCTTATTAATAGTAGTCTCTGTTTTGGCAGTGACTCCTATGTAGCTAGCACCGTTGACACGTAGCTCATAGATGATATGAGTACGATCAACACGACGTTTGCGGGTGGGCTTTTCTAAGTTCATGTTAACATTATAGCATAGGCTATCCAATTTGTCAACCAAAAAGACAAAGACCCTATAGCCACAAGGGTCATAGGGTTTCTCCCAGCAGCAGTGCTCGCGGCTAAATCGTGACCCACAGCAGCAGTGCCCAAACGATCACAGCTAGGCACAGCCACACCCCCACACGCTGCGCAGGCCATAGCTCGCGATACCAACGTTTGAACGGGTCTAGAGGATCCATGGGGTTCGGGTGTTTGTACACTGTGCTCTCTCTGCTGCTGTTGCTGCTGTTAACGTGATCATGGCCAGCCCTACTGGATTCGAACCAGTGGCCTACAGCTTAGAAGGCTGTTGCTCTATCCAACTGAGCTAAGGGCTGCTGCTTACACTCTAGTGGTGGGCCCCCCCGGAGTCGAACCGGGCACCAACGGATTATGAGTCCGCTGCTCTAACCAACATGAGCTAGGGGCCCGAATGTGTTACAACTCTCGGTATCCTCTCAAGAGTTCTGCATCTTTGTCATCCTCTTGCTGTGCTGCTGCACGACCCGCAGCTACGAATCTGTGTAGATCCTCCATGCGTTCCTGGAATACCTCTGGTGCTGCTGTAACTGCGCGAAGCATGTCATAGTCTGTGGGATAGTGCCGTAGACAGCTGCGTGCCTCTGCCTTGACGGCTTTGGGGATCCTAGGTGTGGTCAGCAGTCGCAGCAGAAACTGCCGGGTATATACAACTGCACGGTATCTTTCATCTGGTAGTGTCATGGTCCAATCTC